TCGGAAAATAATTTGTAAATATTTTTAGTTATACTTATTTTATTTTAAATATAACTTTTGTCGGATTTTTAAATGCCTAAAAATATAGACCGCAATCTCTACGACATAACAAACGACTTAGAGCCGATAATTGTCAGCTCTATTTTTCAATCTGCTAATGGCGGATCAACACGTAGACAATCAAAACTTGCAACAGAATTACTAGAAAAAGACCCCGCTATGTCTCAAGCGTGGTCGGTTCGCGTTGCTTCTATCGCTTCATGCCCCTACGAAATAAAGGGAAATGATAAAGACAAAAACAAATTTGTCGCTGATTCACTAAATAAAATACGTCCGAATTATGAAACGGGGTTAGTAGGATTTAAAGAACTTTTACAAAATCTACAAAGCGCAGTTTTGCACGGTTTTTCAGTTTCTGAAACTGTTTTCGAAAATGGCGGCTCATTAATAAAAGGCTTTAGATTATACAATCAAAGTCTTTTTTCGTTCCAAAATAATGCGGTAGTTCCGTTTTATAAATATGACGGAAAAGAAATAAAAATTAAATTGCCACGGTGGATTTACCATAATAGCACTAATTCAAGGGACACAGAACCGTTAAGAAGTGGTTTAGTAAGACCGCTTGCGTATTTGTACTCCTTCCGAAGGCACATAATAATTCAGTTATTACGAGGAATTGAGAAATATGGTATACCCATGCCCTGGGCAAATGTCCCCGAAGACCTTTACGAAAATTCAGAGCAGCGCGACAACTTGAGAAAGATGCTCGAAAACTGGACCTATGACGGCTATGCTATCACAACTGATGAAGTTGAATTAAACTTTCCAACTTCGAGCGCCAATTTTGATATTGGAACTTTCATGGGGTACTTAGAATACTCAGAGAAACAAATTTTTAGGTTAATTCTAGGACAAGATTCCACAAGTTCAGCGGATAATTCAAACCGCTCAACAGCTCAAGTTCATAATTTAGTTAGGCAAGATATTTTAAGCGCGGATGCTTTAGCAGTCGAAGAAACGGTAAACAATCAAATAATTAAGCCGTTGATGATTGCGACTTATGGCGATGACTTAAAGGATATGCCGCAATTTAAATTTAATCTAAAAAATTCTTCAGACATTCAAGACATTGCAAATATTGTTAAGACTTTGAGTGAAGCGGGTTACTCAGTAAACAGAGAAGACCTAGAGAATAAAATAGGAATTAGAATTTACGATAATAATTTTAACGGGGCAAATAATGATTAATATTTTCGGTGTAATTGGTACAGATGTGACTTTTGTTGATGTCATGGAACAAATACAAAATGATAAAAGCTCAGAATTAGATGTGTTGATTTATTCAGTTGGTGGCTCGTTATATGAAGGGCTCGCAATACATGACGCACTTAAAAACGATCCTAGAAAAGTCACTACAACAATTTTAGGACTTGGCGCAAGTTCAGCAAGCGCAATTTTCAGCGCGGGTGATGTTCGCTTAGTTGGGGACGCTTCTGAATTTATGATCCATAACGTTTTAGTTAATAGTACTGGTGGAAATAAATATGAATTAATGGAAACCGTTAAATCATTAGATAACGAAGACCAAAAACTAATTAATATATATGAATCTATCACATCATTAAGCCGCGAAGAGCTAGAGCAAATGATGAAAAAAGAAACAAAGCTTAACGCTGCCGAAGCAATAGAATACGGTTTCGCGACTGGAAAGGTTAATACTATGGCAATGGTAGCACAATTTAACAACAAAACCAAGGACGATAAAAAAATGTCTGATATTGAAGAAAAACAAGTAAAAGGCTTTTTTGCTTTATGTAAAGAGTTTTTTAATAAATCCGAAACTTCAGAACCTGTTGCTGAAAAAGCAATGGACGAAGAAGAAGAAAAAAAGGCAATGGACGAAGAAGAAGCAAAGCAATATGCAGAATCTGAAAAGGCTATGGAAGAAGACCCAAAAGCAGAGGAAGAAGAAGAGCCCAAAGCCGATGTGGACAGCGAAGAAGTAAAAGCTCTTAAAGAAAAAGTAGCTTCCTTAGAGTTAGAGTTACAAAACAAAAAAGAACTTGTTAATAAAAAACAAGATTTAATCATCGATGGTATTAAAGACAATAAAATCACTCTCGCCCAAAGCAAAGAATATTTTGCAATGAGCGTTGATGACGTTGAGACGTGTTTGCTAAATGCTAGTGAAAACTCAAATGGTTACGGAGAAGATGGAATCAAACCTGAAACATCCATGAATTATTATGAGCAATACAAAGCAATTACAGACCCAGTCGAACGCAATCAGTTTTATCATAACAATCTTGATAAAATTCAAAAAGATAAATTAAAATAAGGTAAATTAAAATGCCAACCACTACAAATAATTTCGACATTACGGAGCTTGCGGACATCGCAGTAGGCGCGCTAGCTCAAAAACTTGACTTCCTTCCTGCTTTTAATACAGGCATTGAAACTGACAGAAACAAAGGCGACTTTGCTAAAGTTTTTGTTCACTCCAAAAACCCTGAAACTGGTCGCGATTGGGACGAAACAAGTAACAACTACGGCACTGACGGCGGCGGATACACTATCGAAGGTGTGAACGTTGAACTTAGTGAGCATATTTATGACAATGCAGTTTTCTCACAAGACGAGCTTAACCGCATTGACTTGGGTAAAGTTGCAACAGGACTTGCACACAATGTAGCGAGAAGATTTCAAATCAGATTATACAATAATCTTTTTATTGATTCTGTATTTGCAACAAATGTATCCGTAGGTGCTGCGGACTCATTCACTCACGACAATTTAGCGGATTTATGCGTTCTAGCGGATGACACTGGTCTTCTAGAAGACAATCGTTTTGCAATTATGTATAATACTTATTTTGCAAACATGAAAAAAGACGGTGTTTTGGTAGCTAATCGCAATCAAAATTCTGACCCGCAAACAGTTGAAAGCCGATTCGAATTAATTAACGGCTTTGACATTGTTTCTAGTTCTATTATGAAGTCTGCATCAAGTCTAAGTGGCGAGGACACTATCGGCGTGATCACTGACGGAACTGGCGTAGGCATTGCAATGGGATCAGTACAATTCACTGGTGATGGAACTGGCGTTGCTGAATACGCAACTGCTATCGATCCAAAGACTGGAATTCCAATTTCTATCCGTAAAGTTTACGATCAGTTTACCGGTAAATGGGCAATCAACGCAGAAATCCTTATGGGTTACAAAGCTCTTGATACAAGCTCAACAATCTTGCTTAAATCTACAGAGCCAACTCCTTAGTAATAATGCGGGGGCGATAACATCAAACCCGCAAAACTTAAAAAAGGTATAAAATGAGAAATTATATAGTATCAATTAAGAATCTTTATGGCGAATTTGAAACCTTATACAATGGCGATAATCGCGGAGAAGCAAAAAGAGTTTATCGCAGCGTTTTAGGACAAAAGAAAGGTGAAGAAAATTACTTACAATGTTTTTTGCACACAATGCATGAAAGCCGTAGATTTAGCGGAAAAGGTGTAAGAGTCAGAGAAAAAGTAGAGCCAGTAAAAAAGAAACGCGGAAAGCCTAAAAAATCTGAAGGTTAAAAAATGTCTTACATTACACTTGACGAAGCAAAAGCATATCTAGGCGATTTATATTTAAACGCCTATACTGAAAATGGAACTCCAAACGATAGCTTATTAATTGAAGATATCGAAAGTATTACCGCTTTAATAGATTCATACGTAAAAAGAGCATACGATTATATTATAACTGGCAATCAGTCGTTAAAGCTTCTCAAGTCAATTTCAGAAAAATTATTAAAATCGAAATGTTATGAGCGTTTTGATTCGTCAAGGGTTCCCGAAGCAATAGAAAATAATTACTTAGATGCGGTCATGAGACTTAAAGACCTTGCAAGTGGGAAGCTTTTATTGCCCGATTCGGTACAAGAGCCAAAGGCGAACATTTTCGAAAGTAATATGGGCGAAAATAACTGTGAAAGGGCTTATCGGGGCTCAATCTTTACAAGATCAAAAATGCGGAGTTTTTAAACTTTGGAAAGTGTTTTCACAGCGACTGACAATATTGACGATGTACTTAAACAAATTTCACAGCTTGAGCGTAAAGTACAAAATCAGCTTGTTACAGAAACAAGAAAAGCAATGCGTCAAACTGTTAGAAGATATCAGTCTTTTTTTAAAAAATTAGCTCCAAAAAAAACAGGAAAATTAAGGCGTTCAGTTAAAATAAGAAGCAGAACAAGAAAAGGAGTTACTAAAATTTCATTATATTATAATGCTCCTTATGGTGGGTATGTGAACTTTTCTAAAAAGTCACCAAATTATAAAAAAATTACTAACGGCTACAAATCCAATAAATCAAAAATAGAAAAAGATATACAAAAAAGCATCGTAGATACCCAAAGAGTATTTTTTAAGAAAAACGGAATAAAAGCAGAATGATATTATCAGCGCGGGCAGCAGTCGTAGATTATTTAAGAGAGACACCGAACATTACTAGTTTTGTGGATGCTCAAAATATACAAGATATCGACTATGAGTTTGAGGATTTTTATAACGCCTCAGGAAATAATTTTTCTTTTCCTGCTGTAAGCGTTCAAACTTCTTTTATGAATTTTAACAATCAAATAAATTGCCAAGCGGTGAATCTATACACTGAAACTTTAGATATAAGTATATATAATCAAGTTAATACTTCCCATTTGCGGGGGGCGCAAAGTGTACGAAATCAGGCAGAGTTAGAAAAAAGAAAAATTGATTCAGTACGGGCAACAATACAAAGCGAATTGCTTTTATTAGATGGTTCATACGGGAACTTAATTAATATCTGCAAAGTCGAAATAACAAATACGAGCGATTCAGTTTTTAACACAGAAGACAATTCAAAAATTTACCAAAGTTTTTTTTCAGTAAACATAACATATAAAAGTATATAAGGAGTCATACGATGGCTATCGTTGCAAACCAAACCACAATCACAATCGACGGGATAACTGTAGGATGTATTCGAAGTTTTTCAGTACCTGCAGGCACAGTTAAGGAAGTAGATGTTACTTGCATATCTTCTAGTATTGAAACTTTTCAGCCTTCCACACTACAAGAGGCGCAAGAGCTAACTTTCACCGTTATTTTTGACACTACAGCTGACTTACTTGAACCAGGTACAGCGGGAAGCTTTGTTATAACTTTTCCTTTAAATGATCCTAACAGCGGAACTCCTGCATCATGGTCATTTGACGGCTTTGTTCGCGATGCGGGAACAATTGACGGAGAGTACACTTCTGACGCTCCACTAGAGCAAACTTTTACAGTTAGATTAAACACTCCGATCACTAAAACACGTGAGGCGTAAACATGGCTTTAAACTTCAAACTAGCTATACATAAATTGAAAATTGATGGCAATGTTTTATTTTTTCGCGAGGCTTCTATCGGTCAAATTAAAGAAGTTGCAAAGTTAGAATCTGACAAGGGAGCTAACGAACTTTTTAAAATGACTTATTGCAGTGAAAAAGGCGATAGCATAGAAGTTTCTGACGATGAAATTTTGAATCTTCCCGCGCATATTGCGACGCAGATTTTTACTTTCATTGGCGAAATAAATAACAATCAAAAAAAAAGCTAGATGAAGAAGCTCTAAACTGGCACAGAATTGCCTCAGAAATTGGATGCACTGTTAATGAAGCAAAATTAAAAGTCAGTTATAAAGAATATTATGACTGGCTTTTATTTTTTATGTCTAATCCGCCTTTGAGAGATCAGATAAACCAAGTAGGCGCAAATATTTGTTATACAATTTATAGCTGCTCAATGGGAAAAAAACAAAAACTAAAATTTAAAGATTTTCTTTTAAAGTATGAAACAGAAATTAAAACTCAAGAGCAAATACTTGCAGAGTCTTTTGCTAGATTTGAAAAGAAAAATATAAAAAACTTTAGGATAAAAAATGGCTAGTACTGGATCAGTCGGGACTCTTTCTTGGTCAGCTAAATTAGATTCAAACGAATTTAAAAAAGGCGTTAAGCGCGTTAAAAAACAAGTTCAAGAAGCTCAAAAAGCGGTTGTAAAATCTGTTAAACTTATGGCTAGTAGCTTTGGACTTGCAACAAGCGCAATTGCAGGAACAACAGCCGCCCTTGGGGCAATGGTATTACAATCCGCTACGGCAATCAAAGAAATTGAAAACTTGTCAAGATTAGCGGATACTAGTTTTAATGATTTTGTTAAATTGGCAGAAGGGGCGCGAAGGTTTGGAATAAGCAACGAAAAATTAGCTGATATTTTAAAAGATGTAAAAGATCGAGTAGGTGACTTTCTTGCAACTGGTGGCGGTCCAATGCGAGATTTTTTTGAAAAAATAGCGCCAAAAGTAGGGGTGACTGCGCAAGCTTTTAAAGATTTATCAGGAAAAGACGCTTTACAGCTTTTTTTTAATTCATTAGAAAAGGCTAATCTTTCACAAGCGGAAACAGTTTTTTATTTGGAAGCTATGGCTTCGGATTTAACAGCTTTGCAACCGCTTTTAAAAAATAATGGCGAGCTGTTTAAAAAAATAGGGGACGAAGCTGAAAGATTTGGTTTGATACTTCCTGATGATAAAGTCGAAGATTTAAAAAATGCCATGCGCGGCTTTGACGATTTAGGCGTTCAAATAACTTCATCTGTAAGAAATATATCCGCAGAATTAGCGCCAACTTTCACAGAATTAACCAACGATATATCGAAAATATTAAAAGACTCTGATGTTGAGCTTAAAATATTATTCAAATCTATTGGTGATTATTTCTCTTTGACGGTTGACGGAATGAGAGAAGCTTTAATAAGATTAGGCATTATAGATGAATTTTATTCATGGCAAGATGCTTTTAAAGATGTCGCTTTTTTTATACAAAATACTTTCAATTTTTTATATTTAGGAGTTGCAAAGGCTAGTGAAAAATTCTTAAGCGTTTTATCTTTTGGCTTTAGAGGATTTTTTGCGGGTTTATTTAAATCTTATGAAGCTATTTTAAAAAGAATAAAAACGCTGTTTGAAGTAGTCGGGAAAGATACTACAAAAATTAACGAGTCAATACAAGACATTCAAAACTCAATTATAGCTTTAGATGTTAAAAACTTAGCAGGTGCTTTTGACGGTACTTTATCGGGAAAAATTGAAGATGAATTAGCAATAGCTAGACAAGAGTTTGACAAAACTGTAAAAGATTTAGAGCAAAAAACTAAACAACTTAAGAAAAAAGCCGATCCAAAAATATTAGAACCAAAAAGCGAAGGTGTTAATATTGGTGGCGTATTTGGTGCAATTAATAATGGTTTCAAAATTATTGAAAAAGGTGTAAAATTTTTAAAAAAACCAAATAAATTTTTTAACGAAGGCATTAAGAAATTTAACAAAGATAAAAAAGAAGAAAAAGAATTTGAAACAATAACTAAAAATCTTAACAATAATATTGCAACCGCGGGTAGTATTGAAGAATTTAATTTGATCACAGCACAACGCAACCAAGAATTAGAACTACAAAAAAAGCAATTAAAAGAGTTAGAGAAATTAAACAAAGATAAAAAAATGGCGGCTAATTTTACATGATAATTTTAAAAAAAGAATGTTTACTAGATGGCGCTACAGGCTCGTCTAATTTTAAAAGCTCAGTACTCGAGGAAAAGTATTACATACTTTATGACGATGTGGCTTTTGATTCATCTGAAGCGATAATTAACAGCGGTTTTTTTGTCGGGCAAGCACATCCTAATAATAGCTTTTTTAGTCTGCAGACAATAGAAGCGGAAGCAGTAAGCGGTCAGGAGTGGATTATTTCACTCACTTATACGACTTTGCAAACGGACAATAACGGCTCAGATATTGACTTCAAAACCGATGTTAATTTTGGGAAATGGACGTATCAAAGAGTCGTTACAAAAGACAAGGAGACCGGCGAAGATGTCGTAAATTCAGCGGGCGAACCTTTTGACTCGCCAATAGTTGAAGAAATAGCTTGCCCAGTCATATCAGTCACAAGAAGAAAAAGCTCGCCTAACATGGAAATAATTCAGCTTGTAGGTTCAATCAACTCAAGAGCTTTTGTATTAGTTGGAATAGACATACCGAAGTACTGCGCACAGTTATCTGATTACAGAATTGAAAGAGGTCAAGACCAAGAGGGCAACGGATTTTATACACAAACTTTTGAGTTTAAGCTTAATTTTAATAAGTCAGAGGATACAGGCGAAACGATTGGATTTGTTGCGGAGGTCGCAAACACTGGATTTAGGGTTAAAAAACCGAATGACCAATTTGCAAATATATTGTATAAAGGTGAGCCAATAACCTCACCCTCATTTTTAACGGAAGACGGAACGAGCGGAACTAATACACCAAATTATAAAAGATTTGTAATTAATGACCTCGAAGACTTTTCTTCTTTTAATCTTCCTACTAGATACCCGAATTACTAATGAGCTATTATCTTTCAGAAAGTGACAAAAACCGCTTACAAGCAACTATTGATACGGTTGATAATTTGCCAGTTATGCCCAAAGGCAAAAAAAGGCCAACGCTTAAAAATGCTTTTGCATACGCTAAACTTACTGAGCAAGATGAGAATAATTTATGGTCGGCTACTGAGGTTTATTTTGATGAAACTGGAACGCCTGAAGATTTGGAAGACGGTCGCGTATGGGGTGATAATTCCCCGAAAATAATTGTTAACGGTACAGTAGAACCTGAGCAAGTCATAAGA